CATCAGCCGGCCGGCCTGGCGGGTGTTCAGGTCTTTTGCCGACTCGACGCCTGCAACGCGGCGCAGCAGTGCGCGATAGCTGTCGTCATCCATGCCCAGTTGGCCCTTGGCGATGTGGATTTTGCTGAGTACGCCTTTCGAGACCGACATCTATTTAGCCTCGTGATCGAGCTGCAGGAATTGGCTGCCCACAACGCCGCCGAGATGTTCCAGAGCCTTCACTTCAACCTTGGCCGACTCGACGATCACCTGGGCGACTTGAGCCACAACCTTGGCCCGCTCAATTTCAAGAGGCTCGTCCTTATCCAGCAGACCTTCGATGGTCTCGAACAGGTGATTACGCAGATCCTCAATTTTGTTCTTCATCGTGCTCAACCTCTCTAATGGTGCGTTTGAGCTTGGCTACCGTGCGGATTGCGTCTCTCAGCTCCGGCGGGTAGCGATGGATGGTGTTTCGCTGCATGCGCTCTGCGCGGGTGAGCAGCTCCAGGTTGTCCAGGACGATGTTCTGCTTGTTGCCATCCTTGAAGCAGAGGATCAGCCCCTTGGGTACCGGGCCGTTGTGCTCCTCCCACAACATCACGTGCACCTGTTTCCAGTCGCTGCGATGACGGGTATCGGCGACCTTTCGCCATAGGTAGCCATCGCGGATCTGCTCGGTGCCTACCGGTACCCAGTTGTGCGGCATGTGCCCCTTGCCGAACTGGGTGTCCACGCCGCCGAGGTTCAGGCCCTTCATGCCCTTGTTCCAGGTGGTGCGGCCCTTCTGGAACCGTGATGACTGCCCTTGCATTCCGTTGAGTCGCTGCCCGTGCTCAGCCAGGAAGGCTTCTGACTTGTGCAGCCCCATCTTGTTGGCCTTCGCCAGCACCTTGGATACCGAGCGCCCAAGTTCGCCGGCGAGTACCTCGGTCAGCTCATCTGCGTAACGCTCGCGCAGCAGCTGCTCCTCTTCGGCCGACCAGTACTGCTTTGTCTGGCGGCCTTCGAGGCGGTCCATACGCTGATGAACAGCCGCAACCATCACGCTCAGTTCACTTAGGCCTTTGGCTGCATTACTGGTGCTGGCCATCACTGCGCGCTCTGCAGATCCTGCAGCCCTTCGAGGATGCGACCGGTTGCCTCCAGGTCGTCGGCCAGTACGGCCACCAGGATCAGCTCACGGCCGCTGTCGAGTTCCAGGCGGATCATGTCGAAGTGGCTGGCGTCGGTAGCTTCTGCCGTTTGAATGACGTCCAGGAGCGTGGTGGTCTCGGTGTCTTTCCCGTGAAGTAGGCTCATGTCACACCCCCGCCAGGCCAAGGTTTACGGGTTCGTAGCGGTCGTCACCGGAGCGCTTATAGACCCGGATGTAGACCGCCTTGCCGTTGACCTGGATGGCATCCTTGAGTGCGCGCATGGCGTTTTTCCACTCAGGGTCATCGATCTCCAGGCGCAGCAGGCTGAGGACGTCGTTGGTGCGGATCTCTCCGTTACGGCCTGTGAAGGCGCGGTCGACCACCGCCATCAGGTGGTGGTTGTGGTCGGCGCCATTGCTCCACTTGCGGATGCAGGCGTAGATCAGCTCCTTAGCGGCGAGGATCTCTTCGGTGAAGCACAGGCGGTTGGCCAGGGCCTTCTCGATCTTGAACTCGCCGTCATAGGTGGTGATGGAGACGTTGCCTTTCTGGCCACCCAGCTTGACGCTATAGCGCTCCAGGGAAATGGCGATCAGGTCGTCGATATCGGCCAGGGCCTTCTTCTTGAACGCGGCCAGGGCTTCGCTGATTGCCACAGCCTGGGTGGCCAGTTCGCGGGCGACGTTGTCGCGTAGTTTGTCGTGCTCGCGCACCTGGTCCATGGGCACGTAATGGCCGAGCGCGTTGCGCATGCAGCCTTCAGGGACTTGGATTTGGTCAGCCATGGGTTTCTTCCTCGGCTTGTTGGGTATTGATTTCGAGTTCGGCCTGTACCGCCTCGCGGAAGCGGCAGATCTCGTCGTTGAGCTTGTGGCCACCGATGGTCGGATAGGCCGAGGCGTAGCCGGCGCTGCGTTTGAGCAGCTCCAGGGCTTCGCGCAGGCGGCGTTCGACGGTTAGCTGTACGGCGGACTTGGTCATGCTGTTCATGACTGCACCGCCTCGGCCGGCTCGGCGGCACGTTGTTCGGCTCGGTGCAGGCGCTCCAACTCGGCGATGATCAGCGCACCCGCCTTCGCCAGCTCACGGATGCGGCCGGCTTCTTCCCCATCCCATGGTTTGGCAGTCCAGCCTTCCGGCAGGATTGCTTCGCCCAGGGTGCCGCCATAGCCGGTGCTGGTTGCATCCCAGAAACGGGCAGACGGCGGCATCGCGTAGTACGTGGCCAGTGCTGCGATCTCGTCGCAGGCGTGGTCATCGTCGTGGTCGCTGTCGTAGCCATGCTGTTGGATCTGGCGGATACGCTCGGCCAGTACGAGATTGACGGCAGGGTTGGTGGCCTCGCTGAGCGTCGTAGCCAGGCGCGACATATAGCTGAGTGAGTCGAGCAGCTCATCCTTCGATGGATTCATGCCGGTGTCGTGGCCGATGGCCTCCCAGGCTTCGAGGACCGTGATCGAATCGGCAGCTTCACCAGGCAACGGGCACCAGCCGATAGGCTCAGCCGCTTTATCGAACATGAGGCCGTTCCAGAAGTACCAGCCAGCGGCGATCGCTGGATGATCCTCAATGCAGTGACCACCTGGCATGTAATGCCCGACCAGGAAACAGCCAGAAATCCCGGCCCGGTGCGCCACTTTCAGGATTACTTCACGTCCGTCTTTAGGTGCGCTGTCCATGCTTTTCATGGTGAAAACGTTCATTGCTGCAGCCCCTTTGCCGGCGTCAGCCAGCAGACGTAGCAGCCGCCGAGGCGGACGCTGTTGATGGTGTGGACGCCTTTGTTGCTCCAGATCGGGCTGCGCCATTCGCTGCGGAACGATGCGGCGAGCTGCTCGCTGTCCTCGGCGTTGATGAAGATCTTGGCGTCGAGCGGCGACGCGGACTTCACGCGCACACCCGCCGCACGGAGGCGGCGGGTCATGTCGTTGAGGGCGCGGAGCTTGTCGGCCAGTTCAGGGGTCAGCACGGTGCACATGGGCAGCGCGTGCTGGATGGAGATCTCGGCGGCGATCTTGGCGCTGAGCGGGATGACGTTGGGAGCGCGCATGGTCATTCCTCCTCGTCGCTGGTCGGGGCGGTGCGTTCGATGGAAAGCGGGAACTTCTCGAACTGCTGCTCGGCGATCGCCAGTGCGACGCGCCAACCTTTGAGCATCGCGCCCTCTAGGACGATGGGATTGGCATCGTCCACGCCTAGGCAGATCTGGGTGCCCTCTACCGCCTGCTGCAACGTGCCGAGGTTGCTAATCCGGCGCTGGTGCCACTCGATCAGCGGCTTGGCCAGGTCGAGCTGCGCTTCCTGGGCCCCAGCGGTGTGGGCTTCGTCTTCGAAGGCGACGAGCATCTCCTGCAGGACCTGCTTCTGAAATTCGGAAAGCTCTTTTGCATCGCTGGGGGCGGATGGCTGGCTGACCAAGCTCAAGGCCTCGGCATAAACCTGGGCCTGCTCCATGATTTGTTCGATGGTGATGGCCATGACTCACACCTCCGTAATGATGTCCGCCGACAGGCGGGTGGCGCCGACCAGGGCGGCCTGGTTGAAGGCAGCGGCCAGCATGTTGTGCACGGCCAGTGGGTACAGCACCGAGCCGTTTTCCTTGGAGCCGGTGCCGGTGAGCTTGCTGCGCAGGGCTTCGATGGCCGGCTCGTCCATCACCTCTTCCAGCGGCTTGTTGACCAGCTTGAAGCGGTGCTTGAGGTAGTCGCCCAGGTGCTGGTCGAGCGGGTTGAGCTTCACCACCTCGCACCGCTGCACCACCTCGCGCACGTCGGCGCGCTTCTCGCTGAGTTTGTTGGCCAGCTCGCTCTGGCCGATCAGCACGATGCTGAGCAGCTTCTCGAAGCCGTCCTCCAGCTCGAAGAAGCGCTTGAGGTGCTTGAGGGTCGGTACCGGGATGGCGTGGGCCTCCTCGATCACCAGGACGTGGCGGTTGCCCATGCGGTGAGACTCGCGCAGCACGTTGTGCACGGCGCGGTACCGGGCATCCAGGCCGCGCGGCATCTTGCTGCCGGGGCTCACGGTGGCCAGGATCGCCTCGCAGATGTGCATGGCCTTGAGGGTCTTGCCCTTGAAGTCGTCGTCTTCCATGCCGATGACGTAGGGCTCGATGACGATGACCGGCTTGTCTTCAGTGCGCAGGCGTTCGTGCAGATCCTTGCGGATGGTGGACTTGCCCGAGCCGGACTCGCCCAGGATCGCCAGGAACACGCCGTAGCGCGTGACCTGGTAGAGGCTTTCGCGCACGTAGCGGATATCCGGCGAGACGAACAGATCAGCGCTGGTGCGCGGGTCTGCGAACGGGTCGCCGAACATGCCGAAGTGCTGGCGTGCCTGCTGTGTGAGTTTGGTTGCGCGTAGTAGCATTGTGTCGGGCTCCTCGATTGGCTTCTTGGGATTGCGGTGCTCAGGCCGTTGGGCGTTGCAGCGCCCAGCGGCCACCTTGGTGTTCTGCTCCTGGTTCTCTTCCTCTTCGAAAATGCCCACCAGCCGCATGCCGGTGACGTTGAAGCTCTCCAGCCAGGCGACGATGCGGCTACGCAGGTCGGCCTGGTCGATGGTCTTGGGCCACATGCTGTGGTTGATCAGCTGGGAAATGGTCGGGCGGCTAAGGCCCAGCGCTCGGGCCAGATCGGCCTGGCCCAGGTTGTGATAGCGCAGCAGTGCTTTGAGCTTGAGCATCACGCACCTCCTACGACAGAAAGGGTTGGTCGGCGGGTGAAGGCGGCGCGCAGGCTGGCCTCGACGCTTTCGAGGGCTTCTTCCTGGATGCCGGCCGGGTGGTGCTGGCTCAGCCAGGCGTAGTGCTCCGGGCTCCAGTCGGTGAAGCGCGCCTGCAGACGCTTGGCGGCGGCGAAGATGCTGAGCGGCGGCGCGACGACAGTAGGTGCTGCCAGTTCGTGCTCAGTGCCACGGCGCGGCATGAAGGTGGGCAGCTGGGCATCGTCGATGTGCTTGTAGGGCTGCAGCTGGCCACCGAAGGGGATGGCCTTGGCCTTGCGGGCCGCTGCCACGTCTTCCTCGGTCTCGGCGCCCATGGCCAGCTTGGCGGCTTCCTTGCGTGCCACCTGGGCCGGGGTTTCGGCGTGGCGTTTGAAGCTCTCGCCGATCAGCGCCCCGTCTTCGCGGAACCCGTATTGATTGGTGACTACAGCTGGCACGACGTAGTAGATCTCGTGCCCGTTGCCATCCACCGCAACCACCTGGGCGGCATCTTCACGCCAGGGGTTGATGGTGATCATCAGGCGTTCGTTGACCATTACGTCTGGCACACCAGCGACGTTGTAACTGCGCCCCTCGAAGCTGACGGTGAGGTCTGGGCGAACCTTGCGGCTCACCGGCTCAGCTACAGCCAGGTTGCGGCAGACCTCAACGCTGGGCGCCTTGATCAGTTGCTCCTGGCGAATGCTCATCCACATCGCCGTGCGTGGCTGGCCATAGCGGGAGTGCACCGCGCGTGCGTTGAAATACGCACGCCACGTTGCGGCCTTGGCGTTCAGCTCGTCCAGGTCGGCAACGGGCTGGAACTTCAAGCCTGCTTCGAACTTGCGCTCGATCAGGTTCCGCGCGTTTTCCACCTGGCCGGTGACGCGAGCAGCACCAGGTGCGTGGACGATCATCTGAATGCCCAGGCTGCGGCACAGGTTGCGCGTCATCGCCGAGGTGTTTGCCGAACCGGGGTCCATCATCAAGATGCGCGGTACGCCGTGCATCACATCGGCGCCGCCGCGCTCCTGCATGGCATTGATCAGCACCGAGCAAAGGTTCTCGCTGCTTTCAGCACCCATCACATATTCGACGTACACCCAGCCGCTGGTATGGTCGGTGATCTCATACGACCAGACGCGATTGGCAGCAATGCGCGCCAGGTTCTTGGGCTTGTTCTTGTAGAACTGGTCCGCCTCCATCACGCGCAGGCCGTTGCCGCGCGCATCGGCGCCGGGGCGCAGGTAGTACAGAACGCACAGCGAGGCGTCGATCTGCCAAACGTGGTTTGGGTGCTCGCTCACCAACTGGGTCACGGGTGCCTGGGCCAGCAGCTGCTTGGGGTGCAGCTTGTAGGCGTACAGGGCGCGGCTGATGGCGCTGAGCGACATCGGGCGGATCTCGCCGCTGACCTTGTCGACGGCTTCGGCGCGGATCATGCCGCTGGCGCGTAGCGCTTCAACTGCATCACCCAGGGAATACAGGCGCTTTTCATTGCGACGGGCAGTCTCCATCAGCGCTGTGCTGATGGTCAGTGCCTCTTCACGAGCCAGGTCGCTCTGGCCAGCGTCTACACGTTGCTTACGTGCGGTGGTGGCCACGGTCACCTCCTCAAGTTTGCGATAGAGGGTTGCCAGGCTCAGGCCCAGCTCCTGCGCCGCAGCCCGGCACAGGGCGGTACGCTGGCCGCGCGCTGCGCGTTGCAGCGCGCGTTCCAGGTCGACCAGGCGTTGGGTAATGACGGCGCTCATCGATCAGGCCTCGTTGCCTTGGCCACCAGGTGGGGCCTGCTCGATCCAGCCGAAGTCCTCGGCACCGGCCAGCAAGTCGGCCGGTACCTCAAACTCCTCGCGGATGTTGCCGAGCACCTTCTCCAGCTGGGCCAGCAAGCCGGCCTTGAACACTCGGTGATCCATGCCGGTGCTGTTGGAGTGGTCGACAAGCGTGTTGAAACCCTCGCGCAACTTGCCCAGCAGCACGGCCTCGGCTTCGAATGCCAGTAAGCTGACTTCCTGGCGCAGCTGCTTGGCGTCTTCGTCTGGGGAAAGGGTTTTGACGCGGGGCTGTTTCGCCAGCTTGGTGGCCAGCTCGTCGATTTTCGCGTTCTTGTCGGCAGCCAGCTGCTGCAGGGCCTTCTTGTCCTCACGGCTCTGGCGTAGGGCTTGGCGTAGCTCCTTCACGCTCATGGTGGCCACGTCATCGAGGCTCAGCTCACCTGTCTGGCCAGTGAGTTCCAGCTCCTGGATCTCTTCGTCGTCCAGGACGAGCATCTCGAAGAGTTTGCTCTGGTTGCCCAGGGCCTTGGTCAGCGCTGAATCGCTACCGAGGCTGGCGAATTTAGTGGCTGACTGCATGAACCTCTTCGCCACGCTCCACTCGATCCGCAGCTCCTCCAATCGCTCAATGAACTTTCCATGCCCGCAGGCATATTTCAGCACCTGCAGTCCGCGCCCCACCTCCAGGCAGGCCTCGACGCTGCGGCGCATATTGGCAGCGATATCGCGCTGGATAAGGTCCGGGTCGGTACAGTCGGCCGGAAGCTGGTAGCCCAGCTGCGTAGCCACGGCGCGCACTTGGCTGTCGTGCTCAGCATTCAGGCTGATCACCTGATTCTGCTGCGCTACCAGGGTTTCACCGTCCAGTGCCACGTCGCTGACGAGTTCGACTTTAGGGGTTGCACTACGGGCCATCAGGCAGCCCTCCGCTCGGCTTCGCCCGCCAGCTCACGCAGGCGCTCGATGGCCTCGGCACGGTTGCCATTGGCTTCTACCAGGGCATTGCGAAACTCGTCGGCGCCCCGGCGGCAGCCGTAGTAGTAGGCATCGAACTCCAGGCTGCCCTGCGGGTAGTTGACGGTGGTGGGCTCACCCTCGATGCGCAGCTTGAGCGCTGCGCAGAGCCCCTCAACATAGATGCTGCTGTGGCGGTCGCCACCGCGCAGCAGGTGCTGGGCCAGTTTGGTGTAGTTCATGGCGTGCTCCTTGTTGTCAGCGGCTGGCCCCGGCCAGCACGCGTTGGTTGATTTCGTTGATGCGGTGCTGCGCTGCGCTCATTTCGTTGGCGTGGGCCTGGGCGATCTGCAGCAGCGCGATGGACGGGGCGAAGCGGCCGTTGTCGAGCTTCACGGCCAGGCCTTCGGCGATCAGGGTGTTGATGGCGCGGTTGATGTTGGCCGGGCTCTCGCCGAGCCCCTTGGCCAGGTCACCATTGCTGATGCCATGAAGGCTGTAGCCCTTGAGGGCCTTGAGCACGCGCAGGGTTCGCGCGCCGCTGTCGGAGGTGCGTGGGGTTGTCATGCTTGGGCTCCGGTGGAGGTGTAGTACGGTTTCATCTCGGCGCTCACCTCGGCTGCGATGGTCTGCAGCTCGCCAACGGTGAGGTCGCGCAGAGGCTTGCCCAGTGCCATGGCGCGCTGTGCAAACAGCTTCTGGCGCGAGCCACACCACCAGTCGGTGAAGCCGGCGAACGGCTCCAGGGCTTCGTGCATGTCCATCACCTGAGCCAGCTCTACGGCGTTCATGCCTGCTCTCCAAGATCCAGTTGCGGGTTGGCGTGCTGCTGCACGTTTGTGCGGTGCCAGGCCAGGCTGGTGAGGCCGGCCTGCAGCGCGGCCTGGGCAGCGTCGGCATCGACCTGGCCTTGGTAAAAGGCGATCAGGGCGCCCGTGGTGGCGTTGAGTACGGCCTGCAGCTCGTTCACGTCCTGCGCGGTGCAGGTGCGGCCGGACGGGATATCGATCAGCAGCTTGCCGCTGGTGGATGCCAGCCAGCGGCTGATCAGGGCGATACCGCAGGCATGCTCGAAGGCCGGGATCAGCACCGCAGGCATGCGCCCTTCTGTGAGCCACTTGTAGAGGGCCCAGTGGTTGGCCTGGCCCATGCGCTCAGCAATGCGCTCGACACTGAGGTTGTGCCGCTCCTTGGCGAAGTCCAGCGACCACTCCATGGCTTGGCGGATGCTGCTGGGCTGGGCGTTCTTCCAGTTGCGCTTCTTCATTGGAAGGCCTCCAGAGACGCGCCATGGCATGGCGCCAAACAAACTACGTTTTTGCTGCTAGGCAAAAGCGTTGCCATTGGCACAATGGAATCAGGTACATTCACCAGCAGAAGCAAGGCGGTAGCAGCGATGGACGACGTAGAGCAGTTGCGGGCCCAAGTCGAGGCGCAGGCATGTGTGATCAACCACTTGCTGGTTGCTTGCATGCGGCACGGCATCATTGAACCGCAGGCGCTGGCAGATGAATGCCGAGCACGGCGCACTGGGCCTACGTCCATTGCCGCCGACCCGCGCGCTCGGCGCTTGCTGCTCAAGGAGCTGGATGCGTGGGCGACCCTGATCATTGATCAGCACCATGCAGATGCCGAGTCTCCAGATGCTTGAGCGCCTGGGCTTCATTGATGCCCAAGGCTTCAGCCAGGGAGAGGATATGGCGGTAAACGGACTGGGTAGAAGTACCCATGGCCCTCGCCAGGCGCTGGCGCCGGCCAAGGCCATCGAGCTGCTCTATCGCGTTGCCGGTGGCGAGCAGCTTGTCGCTGACCAGGCGACCTGCACCGATCAGCATCAGGCGATCGATCAGCTTTGCGGTACCGGCGCTGGCCGGCGTGCGATCGACGAACACCAGGGCCTGCTGGCGGGCTTCGGCCAGGTGAGCGGCGATGGCCGGGCCATCACCAGGTGCGCAGGCAATCAGCGCGTTGAGCGCGGCGCGCCAGGCGTCCATGGGGTGGGGAATCAGCTCGATCTCTTCGAGCGCAACTTGCGGCTGGTCGGTCATGGCAGTGACCCTCGCTGCTGTTGTGGTTGGGGGCTTGAGAGGCGGTTTTAGGCGACGGCAGCAAGCTGCTCTGCGGACAGCTTCATGCCGAGCTTGAGTGCGATTTCGTGGGAGGTACCGCGACGGCCCTTGAACTGGCCGTTGATCACGCAATACACCTGATGGCGGCTGTAGCCGTTGGCTTCAGCCCAGGTGCTGATGGCAACACCTTCAGCCTGGAAGAGTTCTTTGACCCGTTCGCCCGAGTACGGCTTGCGGGTGGGTAGCGGATACGGGACGTTCATGGTGTGGTTCCTGTCTGCTTAAAGATTGCTAATCATTCAGCGCATGTGCAGTGCGTTGGTGTGATCTGATGATGGTATTCAATTGAATACCTGTCAAGGAGAAATATTCGATTGGATACCTTTGGCGATAGGCTGCGAATGGAGCGCGAGCGCCTAGGCCTGAATCAGGAAGGACTTGGGGAGATCGGCGGGGTGAAAAAGCTTGCGCAGATCAACTACGAGAAGGGGAAGCGGCACCCTGATGCTGAATACCTGGCAGCCGTAGCGGCTGCAGGTGTGGACGTGCTGTTTGTTTTGACGGGGCAGCGGACTCCGGGAATGACTGACCAGCCAAATGGCGCGACATCGCGCTATTTGACCGAGAATGGAAATCCAGTCACGCACTCGGTGGCCGCAGAGCCGCTGGGTGAGTACCGGCTCAACCGGCGCGAGAAGGCGCTACTGGAGAACTACCGAGGCTCGGACGAAGAAGGACGACGAGCCATGGAGAGCACAGCGAGTGCTCTGGCGCACAGGGACAGTGCGAAGAAGAAAGGACGCCGAAGCGGCGAATGACAACGCGTATGGGGAATAGGGAATGAATAAGTCTCTGGTGGCGCTAGGACTGGCCTTTATTGCGGCAGCGGCAGTTGCTACAGCTTCTGCAGGCGTCCTGCATGAGGAGGTAAACAAATTCAATGGCGTGCAAACAATCGATTGGCGGCCAATACCTGAGAAACCAGAGGCTTGGGTTTTTCAGGCTGGAGTTGGAATCCTTGAGGATGGCGAGCGCTATTTCGTGTCGGCAAGCCTACTTACATACGGTGACAAGTGGCGCTTCATGAACTGCAACCACATCTATTGGTTGATTGATGGGGAAAGAGTCACCGATGTCAAAACTCGCTATGAAGCCAGCCCAGGTAGTAACGCGGCGATTGAGTACATACGAATAGAGAACGCTGAGCAGGTGTTGCCTCGCTTCGCTGCTGCCAAGAAGGTTGAGTTCCAGGTGTGTGGGGTTGATGCGGAGATATCCGCTGCTGATTTGGCTGGTGTCAGAGAGCTGCTGAACTCCCCTAAGGTGGTCAAGTTAGGGTTAGCGGGAAATGGGCAATAGCACGGAGGCTGTATGAGCGACGATGACGAATCACCAGTGCTGCAAGATAACCCGCTGCTGAAGGCTTTGGAGCACTTGCAGAAGCGGGTCAATGAGTTGGAGGTGGAGCGG